ATTGAGTGTTTTGGCAATCTTAATTCGTTCACAGTTAGCATCGGTATAAACTGTGCCACCTGATACTCCGATAACAGTAGAAGATACTGCACCGCTTACAGGAATACCGCATACATCTTGGCTGAAAGCTGACATTGATGGTGCAATGGCTGAAGGTACAGGTTGCCCTTTGTAGTTCATGTCCATCACAGTATTTTGGGCTTTGGCATTGTAAGCAAACATTACGCCAATCAAAACCGCCCAAATAAAGAGTATTTCTCTCATGCCATGCTCCAAGCTAGTGTGCCACCAATCAGCATTCCAACAAGCAAGTAAGTGATGGTTCTCACATCTTTACCACGATTGCCAATAGGCTTGCAATAATGAAAGCGGCTGAACCCATAAGAATCTGCTCAAGTCGCTTTAAACGAGCATTGATTGATTCATAGCGTAAGGCACAAACCGCTTCATGACTATTTAGCCTTGCATCAGTTTCAGTAATCGTAGCCATTATTCATCCGCTGGTAATGGTTCGTTGCCTTCAGCTATCCACTTTAGGTACTCTTGGTAGTCTGTGTTGGCTGGGTCAAATGGGATGAAAGCGTTATCTGTAGTTCTTAAAACAATTTGAATATTGCTTAGTGTGTTTACTAATTTATACATAATTAAAGCTCCGCAGAAGCTGTATAGTAAGTTGAAACATCAGATGCAGTCACTTGATTGCCAGTAGCAGTTCCTAAAGCAGAAAAAGCAACAGACTGATTGCCTACTCCTGAAATAGTAGGCTGACCTGTGTTACTTGTGTACCATGTGCCAACTTTTGTCATTGTTGGAACTGCTCTCATTTGAACTGGGAAAGAATATGTGTAATATATGTAAGTACCATTTACCCCATATCCACCAATAACAACTTCATTACCAGCACTTCTGCCAATGTTTTGATAATACCTCTGACACAAAGCTAACTCAGTACCATAAGGTCTGTAATCAAAGCTAGTAGCAGTAGAGCCTTTTTCTAGTTGAACACCTGTGATGTAGAAGGTTGCTCCGTTAGTGCCGACTACTGATGTTGCTCCTGTAGGTGCACCATAGTTAGCCGCTGCCCATGTGTTTGCAGTTCCAACAGTTGAAGAACCAGCACCAATACTAAATCTCATAGAAATAGCTCTACTATTATTTGTAAGCCAAGTTCCAGTTGTGTCCCCAACAATAGTAATAGTCTTTTGTTCCCAAGTATTTGCAGAACTGATTGTATAACTGTAAGGGTAAGACCTATCTCCAGCGTTATTTTGAATAACTCCACCAAATGTTCCTGTCAAAGAACTGCGAACCCAAAAAGATAATGTTACTGTTTGAGCATTAGCAGTTCCCCACATCAAGTCGGATGCGTTAAAACCTTCAATACCTTGAGAAATCCAAAATTCATCGGATGAAGTAACTGAATACGCAGATGTAGATGTAATTCCTAGGTAATTTATAAATCCTGTAGGTGGTGTTACAGAGCCAGCATTTTGTTGTAATGTGCATTTTGATGCTTGTGAAGCATACATACGCCATCGATCAACACTCCATGCGTTACCAGCAATATTAGTAACACTTGCACCAGCATTACGCTGGTCAATTACCATCGCACCATTGATGATGCGGTTAAGGAATGGTCTTGTAGCACTTGTTTGTGCCGAGCCATCAGAAAAAGTTATAGATGGCGAACTGCCGTTAATGATTGTAGTCATACTTGTTCCTTAATATATTTCCAAACATAGCCACCAAACTCCTGTTGTTTGTTGCAAGACTTTCTAATAGACCAACGACTGCAATTTAAAAATCTTGAAGCATCAGCAATAGAATTAAATTTTAGTTCCATTCCATCTTTTGTAGCCAAAACTGGTTGCGGTTTCTTACCACCACCTTCGGGTCTTTTGCGACCATATAACGGGCTGTCCTTACCTTTTGGTTTTGGAATACCTTTCATTGCACTTGGTTTACCCCATTGCGGGTTATTTTCACCAAGATAGCGTTCTCTGAGCCAAGGTCTTTTAATGCCTTTTTGTGGGTGTGGCTTACCCCACATATGATGCAATTCACCAGCACCCGCACCTTCACCACCTACTGTCAAATTAGCCAGCTTGTAACCTAGTCGCTTTAACTGGTCAATGCGTTCTTGCTCGCACAAATAGGCGAGTTCTTCGTCAATGTCTTTGGCTAAATAATTGATGGTATAGCCGTTTGCTTTTTCAACAACACGCTTCCAATAAATGTTGCGATTCTGCTTGGAGTTGGCACGATAGTCTTTACCCTTTCCAACATAGAAAGGAATGTTAGTATCTTTACGAATATGCTCGTAAACATAAAACATTATGCTAACTCCTCTGCTGTTGGGCGTGGCAAGGTTGGGTGTTCCCACTTGGCAATAAATGCATTGTTGCCATCGCTGTTATCTTGCAAATTAATGGTATTAAAAAAGTCTTGTGGCTGAAGTTTAGGGTATAAGGTTATAATTTTTTCGTATAAATTCATTATGCAGCCCTCACTAATGCAGCTTGAAAATAATTGTATTGCGCCCCTGCTAATAAAGTCTGTGTAGTTCCAGTAACATGAGCACCATACAATTCAATGTAATCTGTGCTTCCATTCAAGTAAATTAGTGCGGCTACAGTTGCCCAATTTCCTAAAGATGGGTTAGTACCCATTTTAAATTGACTGCCATTTTTATAAATACCTAATTGTGGGGCAGTAACAGTTGCATTGTAAGAAATTTGACCATTTACTTGGTAATAGCCAGCCACATTAGGTGTAAATCGATAGTTAGTCGTAGGGTCATAACAATTAGCAGTATCAAATTCTTCCGTGTTTATCTGAATTTTTACATAAGTAGCAGTAGCAATGGTTTGTGCAGACGAGGATAAAATGAAAATCAGTCAAGCTGTTAAGGCATGGCATCAAAAGCGTAAGGAACAAGTATGACTACAATCATTAACGGCAGTTCGCCATCTATAACTTTCTCCGATGGCTCGGCACAAACAAGTGCTACAAGACCATTCCTCAACCGCATCATCAATGGTGCGATGGTGATTGCACAACGAGGAACAGGAAGCACAAGTGTTCAAACAAGCACAACTTATGCTTCTTGTGATAGATGGGCTTCTTATGCAACCCAAAATTCAAAATACACAGTTGAACAATCCTCTACTGCACCAACAGGATTTAGCAATAGTTTATTAGCAACATCTTCTGCGGCAACATCATTAAGTGCTAGTGATTATTATGTTTTTACTCAACCAATAGAAGGGTTTAACTTTGCTGATTTAGGCTTTGGAACTGCAAGTGCAAAAACTGTAACTTTGTCTTTTTGGGTTCAATCTAGTTTAACTGGAACTTTTGGTGGAGCATTACAAAATTCAGCTGGTAATAGGTCATATCCATTTACTTACACAATTAGTGCCGCAAACACTTGGGAACAAAAGTCAGTAACTATTGTTGGTGATACAAGTGGAACTTGGGTAGGTGCTACCAATGGTGTTGGAATATATTTGTATTTTGGTTTAGGTGTCGGTTCTACTTATAGCGGAACTGCTGGTGCGTGGGCTGGTTCAAACTTCTTATCAGCCACAGGCGCAACATCCGTAGTCGGCACAAACGGAGCAACCTTCTACATTACTGGAGTTCAGCTAGAGGTAGGCTCTACAGCTACTAGCTTTGATTACAGACCTTATGGAACTGAATTACAGCTTTGCCAACGCTATTATGAGCAATGGACTTATGGCTCAAGCTATGGAACTATTGTTGTTGGTCAATGTGAAAGCACAACTTTAGCAAGAGGTTATCTTACATATACTGTTCAAAAAAGAGCCGCACCAACTATTGCAACATCAGGCACTCAAACAAATATAAATGCTAGTGGCACAAATTTAGCATCTACATTTACTTTTATTCAAACAACTCCAAGCACTTCTTATATGTATGGAATTGTAAGTAGTGGATTGGTTGCTGGCGATGCTACTCAATTTGTAATGAATTCAGCTAATGCTAATATTAGTTTTTCTG